GCGTGCTTCATCGTCCGGCCCCCTTGGTCAGCGGGGTGGATCGGCGCATGTCGGCCAGCAGCTGTTCGAAGTCGGCTCGGGCGATCCGGTAGCCGGCGGGGGTGTCGAGCGCGGGCAGCTTGCCCGAGCGGCACCAGCGGCGCACAGTTTCGATATTCCAGCGGAGCTCTGCCGCGACCTCGGCGGCAGTCATGAATCGTTGGGTGCGGGTCATGGCGCGGCCTCTCAAATGCTGTAGGTAACGGTCACGCGGGCGCGGTCGTACCGGAATGAGCCGTCCACGTGGCTTCCGGTTCGGTGCCAGTCGGTGACGACGGTCTCGGTGCAGTTCCGGTGCCGCGTGTGGCGTACGACCTCGCCACGCGTGAAGCCGCGCTTGCTCAGCCACGCCAGGGCGTCGGCCTCGGTCATGCGCTCGGCGCGAGCGTCGTTGAGTTTCAGCAGGGTGTTGCGGGACTCGCAGGTCAGCACAGCGGCCAGTGCCGGCGAAGTCTCGGGGGTGCGGATGGTTGGCATACGCACATCGTTAGTCACCACATGACTACATGGCTAGACGGCGCGCCGGATTGGCACGCTCCTGCCATACGGGGCACGACTCTGCGCTACTGTCACCAACATGACAACAGAGAGCCCTACAGGGGCAGACATGGCGGCGGGGGTGGGCAGAGCATGACCGACGATGAGCGGATGCGGCTCATGCTGAAACTGGCGGCGTTCGGTGGGCTGCGGTGCGCTGAGATAGCGCAGGTGCACCGCGATGACCTCGGTACTGGTGCACGGCAAGGGCGGCAAGACGCGGCTGGTGCCGCTGCTGCCCATCGTGACGCGGCTGCTAGAGCCCCGCACCGGGTGGGCGTTCCCCTCACCCGGTGGTGGCCACATCACGCCGGGGCACGTGACACGGCTGCTGTCGCGGGCACTCCCGGCGGGGTGGACGGGTCACACGCTGCGGCACCGTATGGCCACGGCGGCGTACGCCGGCACACGTGACCTGCTCGCCGTGGGTGCCCTGCTCGGCCACTCCCGGCCCGAGACCACGCAGCGGTACGTGAGGCTGCCCGATGACGCGCTGCTCGCTGCGGTCACGTCTGCGGGCAGCCTCGCCTGCTAGGACAGGTCGCCGTGGTGGCTGGCGGACACCTCATCCCGGCGGGCGCGGTCGTCCCTGATCTGGTCGGCGGCGCCAGGGTCCAGCGACGAGTCGGGCAGCACGTCAGCCACCCCGGCCCTGATCTTGGCGTCCATCACGCCGTTGGTCAGGTCGGTCACCTTGTCATCGACACCCTGCAGCTTCATCAGCGCCAGGATGCCGGCCACCGTGGTGCCCACGGTGGACATGAGCAGCGCGACGTACGGCATGGCGTCCCTGTCGGGGGGCAGGAACAGCACCAGCACGACGACGGCGGCGACGACGAAACACAGGGCGATGACAGCACCGACGATGACGGCTGTGCTGCTGACGGTGGGGCGGTTGCTCACAGCTACTTTCCTCCCTTGATACGCCGCATCTCGCGGCGTACTGCTCGCATGAAACGGAACCTCGGCCACGCGCCGGGGTCCCAATGGGTCGAGCGTCGGAACGCCCGAGACATGGCGTCGTGCGTGGTGATGCCGCGCCTCCCACGCTTCAACCCACGCACGCCCACGAAGTAGGGGTTGATGTTGTACGCCAGGCACAGCTGCGCCACGAGCCGCGCGGTGCGCTGCATCATGGCCTTGTGGTTGGCGTCGTTCCACCGGGCCTTGCTGGCGGTGGTCGGGTAGTCGCACATCTCCACGCCGATGCTGTCCTGGTTGTATCCGCAGTGGTAGGCCACGGTGTGGTCGCCCACGCACTGGTAGGTCTCGGCGGCATCCACGACGTAGTGAGCCGAGGCGACCGTGGACGTGGACGCGAAGTAGCGTGCGATGTTGCGGGCCGACCCCTTGCCGGTCGGCCCCACGGTGGAGTGCATCACGATCATGCGCGGTGTCTGCCGGCCACCGTGGTGACGCGCCTGAACGAACGGCGGCGCGGGTGCGGGGTAACGGGTCACAGTCGTCCCTTCCATTCGAACGTCACGTAGTTATACGCGGGGTCGTACGACTGGGGCGCGAGCGCGGCGCCCGACGTCTGCTGAGTGGCGACCACGAGCCCCTGTCCGGCGGTCATCGGGATGAGCCCTTCACAGCGCACCGTGGCGCCGAGCGTCGCGGCCCCCGACACCGACGCGTACGCCTGCACACCTGAGAGCCCCTGCACGCCCACGAGCCGCAGTGCACGGGTGCCGGTAGCGTTCGACCCGTAGGTGAACTGCGCGGTCACCTTCCACACCCCATCCACCTGCACGTAGAACCCCGGCGGGGTCGCACCGAAGTCGTTGAGCACGGCGGGCGAGTCCAGTAGGGTGTCGCGCCACCGCAGGTCAGTCCATGTGGCGTTCGGGATGCTGGCAGCGAACGCGCCCACGGTCGCGGGGTTGGTGGCCTTGGTGACTGTGCCGGCACGGGCCACGGGGTCGAGCGCTTCTGCCAGGTCGGCCACCGTCTGGTACAGGTGCCCCAGCGGGTCATCGGCCTCGGGGGCGGGCAGCCCGTTGACTGTCGTGTAGACCATGCGTGTCTCCTAGGGTGCGTGGGTCAGTAGCGCGTCAACGTTCGTGACAGCGGGGTCCACGTCGGCGCTGGTGATGGTCGGGAACGCTGCCGCGAACTGCGCGTGGGTGATGTTGTGGCCAGGGCCTGCCGCGTCTGAGTTGGGGCTGTCGTGGTCAATGTCTCCGCTGACGGGCACCGGCAGCCGATGCGCCAGCTGCGCGGTGATCTGCAGCCTGCCGCCCGAGACGGTCAGGTTGGCGCCCGTCAGCTGCCCGAACCACGTCGAGCGTCGCGTGGGCGACCACTCCGGCTTGATGCCGTAGATAAACACGAACTTTCCGGCGTAGAACTCATACCAGTTGTCGGGCTCGTCCCAGCCGGCGGGCGGGTTGGGTGAGACCTCCGGGAAGAATCGCGGCCACTGCCGTCCATCAGGGATGAGGTGGGGGGCCACTGACAGCTCATCGGCGGTGTAGCGCGGGCTGCCGTCGTACATGCTGCCCAGCAGCATCGGCCCGAGCCAGCCGGCACCGTGGCCGGGGGCCGGCCCCTCAGGGTCGCCGATAATGTCGATCACGTCGGTTTCGATGACTTCTTCTACGGGACCGTTTTCGCGGGCGAGCGCAGGCCACTCGGCCTCGGCGTACGCCAGGTGTGGACCTTCCCCTAGCGGTGCGTCGAGACTCTGAAACTCGCCGTTGACCCGCACCCGGTTCACGGTGGTGCGCTTGTCTTGCCGCCACACCACGCCACGGTCGATCGCGTCGGCGGGAATCCATGCCGAGCGACGGTTGTCGGGCGGGAACACGCCGAGCTCGGGAGCGGCCACAGTGGTCAGCCGGTCACCCTCCACTGTGAACCGCAGCGGGCAGGCACCAGCACCGGCCACGCCGATGGTCTGCCAGCCGTGCGTGAGCGTGTGAGCGCCGGTGGCGTCATCGAACCTCTGCACCATGAACGGGCGGAACCAGTGCCGGCGCGGCGGGATGTGGAATGGACCCACGGCACGCAGGTACGGAACCAGCGAGTCATGGGCTGGCGACTCGGTGGAGTTCAACCAGTAGCCAGTCACACGGAAATGCGAGTCGATGAACTCGGCCACCGACGTGGCGCCCGGTGGCCGGGTGCGCACGTTGAACGGCCCGAACCCCTTCTCATAGATCACGTCGTCATAGGGCACGTACATCTCGAACTCCAGCCCCGGCCCGGACGCTGACGTGTAGATGCGGAACCATCGGTCTGGCCACGACTCGGCGGGCCATTCGGCCAGCCCGATGCCGCGTTCGTTCAGTGCGGCGGTGTAGTCGGTGGCGGCGACGGCATACGCCAGCCCGTCACGCATCGGCTCAGCGTCGGCAGAGTCGATGCGGCCACGGAAGCCCAGCACGGGATCGCCGTAGTCCGGGTCAGCGGGGTCGAACCCCGGCGGGGTGATGGTGACCCGGATGGGGGCACCCTGCTGGATCGGTGGCGGGTTGCCGGCGGCAGCGGGCACGTACAGCCCGAGCGAGACAGTGACCGGGGTCGGGGTGCCAGGAAAGCCGTCCATGCTCCACCCGGCGGTGAGCCCGTCCAGCACGGTGCCGTTGTCGGCCACCAGCTGCTCGTCAGCGTCCTCGCCGGCCACGAACACAGCCGACCAGTCGCCCACCTGCACGGTGGCGGTGAACATCAGCCGGCCCCCGTCACAGTGGTGCGGCGGCCCGTGCCGCCAAGGTAGTCCACGCCGAGCTGCCGCCCACGACGACGGATAAGCCGGATGATCTGGTCAGCGACGCCGGCAGAGTCCACGGCACCCTCTACGCGGATGTTGATGCTCTGATCGGTCAGCACGGTGGGCGCGACCGGGGCCGGCAGCCGCGCGGAGCGCAGCAGCGACCAGCCGTCACCGGCTGCAGCGGTCGCCAGCCCTGCCGTGATGCCCCGGCGGGGGTCGAGCGACCCCACACCACCCATGAGCCGGGGTTGCCCGAGCGTGAGGGGTGCCGACCCCGAGAACAGCCCACCTACGGCGTCTCCGAGCTTCGACAGCCCGCTGGGAATCTTGATCTTGCCGAGCCAGCCCACGAGCGACGACACGGCGTCACGCACCGACCCGAACGCATCCGATATGCCGTCGATGATGGGGCCGAACGTGTCGCGGAACCAGCCGCCCACGCTGCCGGCCTTCTCACGCAGCTTGCCGAGCTGCCCGAGCACGTTGTTGCGGATCATGCGCCACAGGTCACCCAGCTTGCCGGTGACCTGCCCGAAGTTGTCACGCACAGTGCGCACAGCGACCCCCATCGGAGACCACTTCGCCAGGAACTTGCCGACCTTCACGGCGGTGTCTGCGATCCACTTCCCTGCGGCTACCAGCCGATCCTTGACCTGCCCGAAGTTGTCGCGCACGAGCCGCACCGCGACCCCCATCGGAGACCACTTCAGCAGGAACTTGCCCACCTTCACGGCGGTGTCAGCGATCCACCGGCCTGCGGTCTTGACTGCCTGCCACACCTGATCCACGATCCGACGCACGGTGGCGGAGCGCTTATAGAGCACGACGAAGCCGGCCACCAGCAGGGTCACAGCGGTGACCACCAGCCCAATGGGGTTGAGCCGCATCACAAGGTTCAGCGCCCGCTGCGCGACGGTCGCGGCCTTAGTGGCGACCGTCTGTGCCTTGGTGGCGATGGTCGAGCCCACAGAGGCGACCTTGGCGCGCACGTTGGCCACAGCGTTGCTGTTCATCGCCAGCGACATCAGGTCTGCGGCACCGGTGACACCCATGATTGCGGGTGCGACGGCTTCCATGCCGGCACCGACCGCGCCGAGCGGGCCAGGCATCAACGCGAGCGCGCCACCTAGGTCACCGATGCCGCCAGCGGCCTGCGATGACTTTGACCCAAGGTCGTCCACGCTGTCAGCCATGCTGCCGGCGCTGCGGTCAGCGTCACGGGTGGCACGGTCTACGTCGTTGGCCATGTCGCGCGCGGCCCGCGACACGTCATCGAACCCTGACGCGGCCCGCGCGGCATCGACCTCCACGTCGATGCCGAGCGTCACGTTGCGTGATGCCATGTCAGGCCCCCTCGTCGTCGTTGTCTGGCAGCAGCTCTAGGGCTGTGGCGATGATTCGTTCGTCTAGGTCCGGGTCGAGCCAATAGGCCGGCCCGCCACCGAAGTGGTGTGCGAGCACTAGCGCTAGTCGGTGCTCGCCTCCGTAGGGTCCACCGGCTGCTCGTCGTTGAGCCGCTCCACGTCGAGCACGGCGTCGGTCCACTCGGGGTAACGCAGATCGGTGAGCCCCTGCCGGGTCATGGCGTGCCACACCCAGATGGATGCGTGCTCGTACGGGGCGTCGTTGAGTGACGGCAGCCGGCGGGTGCGGGCGGTCGCCTCACCCCTGATCTGGTCGCCGTGGGTCACGGCCACGATGTGCTCGGTCTCGGTGCCGTCCACATCCATCAGCACGGCGTACTTGGGGCGGGTCAGCTTGTTGCGGGTGCGGGTCATGGTTACGTCCTCACGATTCCCACCGCGTCGGTCACGGCGTCGGTGTATACGTCCAGCACTGCCGTCTGCTCTGCGGCCAGTGCGTCGGTCAGGAAGGGGTGCGCCACGATGCGACCGGGCACACCTGAGTGGATCGGCCACGCGTACGCCACGTCAGCGCCCACGGTCACACCGGTGCTGGTCACGGCGGCGTGGATGCCGCGTGCCAGCCGCCCGGTGCGCCGTGGGGCACGTGTCTGCGCGGCCTGCTGTAGCGCGTTGCCGGCGCGCTGGTGTGCGTCTGACAGGTCGCGCAGCTCGTCGGCTGCCCGCTTCAGCGACGCTGCGAGCGCGTCGCCGCCCTGCACACCAGCCACGACCGTCAGCCCCCGACCGGTGCGGGGTAGGTGGTGGTCGGTTCACCGATGACGGGCCAGCTGGCATCACTGTTCAGCCTGGTGGCGACCTCACCGCCGATGGTGACGGCCCGCACCCGCACGGTGCCGGTGTAGGTCGGTGCACCGGTGTCGTTGGGGGTCCACGTGAAGGGCACGATCTCGCCGGCGTTCGCACGGGCGAACTCCACGAACCCAGCCGGGTCGTCGAAGTCCTGGATCGCGCCAAGGTCGAGCGTCCAGCTGGTGACCTCATCGGGTTCGATGCGGGCACCCGAGAGGGTCTCCACGGCGTCGCCGTCTTCCTCGGTGGCCGGCGTGAGCGCCACGCTGGTCATCTGCTTGGCGAACGGCACCGCGTCCACGGTGAGTACGCCGGTGTCGTTGCGGCTGTCTTCGATGGTTCCCACGGTCATGGGGATGGTTCCTCTCAGGTGGTGATGGTGACGACGTACGCGGGCACAGACGGCTGGTCGGGTGAGAGCACGTAGGCGGCAGGCTCAGCGGTCTCGGGGTAGAGGCGGGGCACGGCCAGCAGCCCCTGCAGCAGCTCGTCAAGCTCGGTGAGCGCGGCCAGGGTGCCGGCGGGCCGCGATGACAGGCACGCCAGCCGGTACACGTTGACCTTGGCGCTGTAGTCCATCGACGGCGGCGTGACCAGCACGCAGGGCCGGATCGTGGCTGCGCGGGCGGGGTCGTGGGTGGCGCGTACGCCGGCGGCGTTCAGGTCGTCGGCCAGGGCCTTGGCGTCGGCCACGATGCTGCCCATCAGCCGACCCTCGGGGGTGCGTAGCGGCCCACGCCGAGCAGCCGCGTCACGTCGGGGTCGATCCGCAGAATCTCAGCGGCCCCGATTTCGGCGTATGCCGCCAGCCCAGCCGGTGAGCCGATGCGTGCGTACAGCCGTGCCGCCGACAGGACACCGGCCTGCACCACCGATGGGGTGGCGGCGAACCGGGCCGGGGTGGTCTCGGTGGCCGGGGCGTACAGGTCGGGCCGCTGCCGCTCGCAGTAGTCGCCGGCAGCCTGCCGGCAGTCCTCAACGAGCGCGAGCAGGTCGGCGTCGTCGGTGTCGGTGAGCTTCAGCCACCGGTGCACCCGGTCGGTGGGCAGCCACGGGTACGGGGCCAGCTCGGGCGGCTGCTCAGTCACGGCGTGGTTCCTCTCAGTCGGGTGTTGGTGGGAGACCACCGGGCCGGGGTGACCGACGCAGAGCCCCGGCCCGGTGGTGGATCATCACGGCGTCGGGTCGGCACCCGAGGCGATGAGCTGCACGTCGTTGGTGTCGGTGATGCCGGCACCGGAGTAGCCCCACAGCGCGAACTTGATGACACCGGGGCCAAGCACCTCGTCGAACCGGAACTGCTGTACCTGCGACTCGGCCCAGATCAGCGACTCCGAGCGGGCGATGACGCCGTACGTGGCGCCGAGGTTGGCGGCGCTGTCGAGACGGGCGGCACGGAACACGGGCACGCCGTCGATGGTGAACGCGGTGTAGCCGGCGGTGCCGGTCTGCGCCACGCTGTTGACCGGGGCGTAGAACGGAATCTGTGCCCGGTCGGTGGTGTCCACGTCGGCCATGAGGGTGCCCAGCAGCCCCTTGGACACGCCCACGATGTCGGCGGCTTCCTCGTCGTCGTTGACGAACGCGAGCAGCGCCTGCCGCAGCGCCATGACCCCATCGACGCCGTACACGTCGGCGCCACCCTGGTCGAGCGCGAGCTGCGAGAACAGCGCGAGCATCTTCCCTTCGGTCTGGCGGGCGTAGTCGCGGAGCATGGCGCGCACCGCGATGGCGTCGAGCGCGGGGTTTGCGGCGTCGAGCAGTTCGCGGGAGACCTCCCACGCGCCCGATGTGGCGGTGGGCTGGATCACGTCGCTGCCGCCCAGGGCGAGGGTGCCGGCGGGCCGGTGCGGGGTGCCCTCGGTGTGCTCGCCCACGCCGGTGAACTCACCCACGGTCGGGATAGCGAACGGCTGCGCGTTCGTGATGGGGATGGTCCGCACGCGTGAGAGGAACGGGCGTCGCGGGTCGAGCACCTGCCGCATCAGGTCGGGACGCCACTGCGTGCCGCCACCGAAGCCGGTGGGCAGGTCGGTGCCGGCCCCGTCCACGTCGTCGCGGGTGGCGGCAGCGGTGACCAGCGCGGTGGTGGCGGCAGCGTTGCCGTCACGCAGCTGCGCGTTGAACCGCTCCACACGCTCGGCAGCCTCGCTGTCGCGGTGCACGGCAGCCGCGAACATGTCACGCACGAGCGACGGACCCTCGGCACCGAAGGTGTAGGGCGAGGGCTCGCCGGTGACACGGGCGGCACCAGCGACCGCAGGCACCACGGTGGGCGTGCCGCCGGCAGTCGCGTGGGACGCGGTGGTGAGGGTGGCGGCAGCCGACGCGGTGCCCGCAGCGGCAGCGGACTCGTCGGTCTCGGTGGCCGGCTCGGTCTCGGACACGGTGCCCGTGACCTCGCCGGTGATGGTGCCAGTGAACTCCATGCTTCCTCCTGTGGTGTTCCCAGCACCGGCGGCGCTGGTCGTCATGGGGGTCGTGTCCCACCGGGACACGACCAGATCGGCGCCCGCTGCAGCGGCCACGCGGGCGTCATCGAACGCGGGCACGGACACCTGCGAGACCTCACGCAGTTGACCCTTGGCATCGACGGTGCCGCCGGGTTGCGTACGCCGCAGTCGCTGCAGGGTGGCGTCGTCCAGCTGCACACCGACGCTGAACGCGTCGCGCAGCCCGTTGCGTGCCTCGGCCAGCGCCCGGTCGCCGTTGTCACCCTCGGGCACGTGGAAGGTGCCCACCATGCCCTCATCGGTCTCGGTCAGCTCGGTGGCGTAGCCGATCACGTCGCGCTGGTCGTGCTCGCGCAGCAGCTTGACGCGGCGCGGTTCGGAGACGGTCAGGCTGCCCTTGGCGAACTTGAGCCGGCCCCCGCTGGTCTCACCGGGCTTGCCGTAGGGCACCACCAGTCCACTGATGGTGCGTTGCTCGGTGTCCACCGTCTGCTCACCGGGCGCGGCCAGCACCAGACTGCTGCCGGTGCCGCTCGCGGTGGCCAGGGTGCGACGCATCTTCCTGCGCTTCTGACTGCTCATGCTTGCGTGTCCTCGCTCGGGGTGTCGGTGGCGGGCTGGTCGGTCACGTCGGGGTCGGGCGGCAGCCCGAGCCAGCGGGTGCGGACCTCGGCACGCGACGCCAGCCCACCCGCGACCGCTGCCACACCAGCCGTCACCAGCTCGGTGGTGGTGCCACGCAGATAGCCGGTCAGGTCGAACGACACCGACGTGAGATTCGGGGTCACGTCGGGCATCGACAGCCGCTGTGCGATAGCGGTCAGGTACGGCTGCAGGGTGGTGTCCACAAGGTCACGCCGGTCTGACTCGGTGTTGGTGTACGTCATGCCCGAGCCCTGCGGGGCACCGATCCGCGACGCGGGCAGGTTCAGTGCGCGCGCCAGCTCGCTGGACACCAGCTGTGACAGCTCGTTGAGCTGCCGCTCTGCCGCGCCCACACTGATCTTTTCGGGGTCAACGGCACGGTTCAGGTAGGCGGTCGAACGCTCCCGGCGTGCCCGCTCCCATTCGTCAAGCAGGTCGTTGATCTGGTCGCCGGTCAGCTCGTCGGCACCCTCGGCCAGACGCAGCACCAGCCCCGACCAGTCGTCATCGGCCTGACGCTTGGCGGCGAACATGAGCGACAGCGCCAGCCGGATCACGGGACCGGCCCCGTCGTCGTGCAGGATGCCCTCGTCGTGCCCGTCGAACCGGATCAGGTCGCCGGCGTCGGCGCGTACACCGTCCACGTACACGATGCCGCGTGTCACGTCCACGGTGAGCCGGTCGCGGTGCAGCCGCTCCACAGCGACGGGGTAGCCGGTGCTGTCACGCTCGGTGACACGCCACCAGCTGATGCCGTAGAACAGCAGATCATCGACGGTCCACGTGAGCGTGTACCCCGGTGTGGTGGCCGGGTCGAGCTGCTGCAGCAGCTTGCGCGGAACCGGGGTCACGGACCCATCGGTCTCGGTGCGGTGGGCGACCAGCGGAAGGGTGCCGATGGTGCCGGCGATCAGGTTCCGCCCGCGCCTGACTGCCGGCACCCGCATGGCAACGCGCCGGGATACGGCACCGTGTTCGGTGGAGATACCGAACGCCGCTGCAGCAACAGGGTCCAGCTCGCGCAGCGTTCCCTCGGACGTGGCCGCAGTCCCCACCGGCACCGGCACGGTGGCAGCGGCTTGCGTGAGCCGAAGCGCCTTGTTGAATCCCAACACGCCGAGAATCGTGGAGCGGCCCGTGTCAAGAATCTGGGATCAGTCGGCGCGGCGGTGTGGCAAATCGCCTGATGTCGTGCCGTGTCTACGCCACGCGTGTACGCCGGCGGGCCGCGATGACGGGCGCGGCCTGTACCGGCTTGTGGTCATGGGTCCACAGCGCGAGCGTGGCAGCGGTCAGTCCTGCGATGCTGCCGGCGCTGTCGCGGCGGGACCACACCCACCCGTCACCGATGCTGCGCGGCGCGGCGTTGGCTACGGCGGCGTCCAGCGCGGCGGTGCCCCGGTGTGCCAGCGTGGCGGCGTTCACGGCGGCGAGGAACCCGGCGCACGCGGCCCGGTAGTCGGTGCCGCTGGTGCCGGCCACCTTCACCACCTTGCGGCGCGCGAGCTGGTCGGCCACGTCGAGCGCGGGGCCGGCCTTGTCGTACCCCACCACGGCCACCCGGTACTTGGTGGCTAGCTGCTCCACACGTGCCGCGAGCCAGTCGTCACCGGGCCGCGCGTCCAGCACGTCCACAGCGGCTTTGCCGTCTGGTGTACGCCACGCTGCAGCGACAGCGGAGTGGCGCCGGTCGGGCGACACGTCGAACGCCAGCGTGAGCGTGCCGGGTTCGGGTGGGGCGAGCTGCACCCGGCATTCACGCCACGCGTGCTCGGGGATCACGCTGTCCAGCGTCAGGGTCCAGTGGTTGCCGTAGGCGCGCAGAAACTCACCGGGCGGCATGTCCAGCGCGGCGTCGCGTACGGCGTCGGGGCGTGCGTAGGTGCCGGGGTGTGCGGCCAGGGTCAGCTGAACAGCCTTGTCGAGCTTCGCGGCCACCGTGGGGTCAGCGGCCACGGCGGCGTCGTTGCCGGCCCGCTTCACGTCCACGAGCAGCTGCATGATCTGCTCAGCCGCAGCGGGGTCCACGGACCATTCGAAGTACGCCACACCCTCAGTCGATCCGGCCTCGGCGGCAGCCCTGCCGCGCTCCACGTAGCCACGGAACCACGTCGATTTCGCGGTGCCGGCGGTGGACGTGAGCCACAGCTGCCCGCCGGTGGTGGTGAACGTCGGGCGGATTGCCTGCTGTAGCGCGTTGCCCTGCAGCTGGTCGAACGCCCAGACCTCATCGACGGTGACCAGCTCGTTGGCCTTGCCGTGCAGCCCGTCCTCGGTGGGCGCGAACACACGGAACGTGGACCCCAGCGGCGTGGTCAACGCCTCGCTGCCGTTGGACTTGCGGTCTTCGATGACCTCGGCCAGCGGTGACCTGCCGACCAGCTCGGCCACGTCCAGCCACGTGTCGCGGGCGTCTTGCCGTGACTGCGCGGTCAGCCACGTCTTGCACCGACGCGTCAGGGTGCGGTGGACGTTGACCGGCCCCACCAGCGTCGTCTTGCCGGCCTGCCGCTGCACGTGGATGACCACGGTGCGGTAGGCCCACGAGCCGTCTGGCATGACCTCGGTGGCCACGTCCACCACCTGCCGCTGCCAGGGCTGCAGCGGCTTGCCTAGGGCTGCCGCCACCTTGGCGATAGCGGCCCCGTAGGACGGGCGTCCCGGCGTGCGTGGTGTGGCGTACCGGGGCGGAATCTGCTCGGACATCTGGTCACGTCGCCTCATTCAGCGACTGCAGGAACGTCTCAATGTCGCTGGCGTCGTTGCCGGCACGGGCGGTGGGGTCGAGCCGCAGCCGCTGCAGCACAGCGGCCAGCTCCCGGCCCGCTGCCGCCACGGCGTACGGGTCACGCCGCACACGGCTGCCCACATCGACAGCCCGCGCCAGCTGCGCGGCCAGCTCGGCAGCCCCCCGGTCACGCTCGTCTAGCGCGGCAGCCTTGCACGCGGCACGCACCGCGCGTTCGGTCGCACCGACCTGCCCCTGCGGCACGTCGTCGGTCGAGAACAACGCATCGTCGCTCATCGCTTCCCCCTCGGTCGTACGCGGATTCTCAGCAGCGGATGGTTGGACCCCGGTGGCCGACCCTTGTTGCGTAGCCACGCTACGCGAGCCGTCGTCACCACCCCGTCGATGCCGGCCAGCCGCCAGGTGCCGCCGAGCAGCTGCGCGAGCCGCGCCGGGTGGTCGCCGTCGTGCGCCTCTCCCACGCGCCGATTCCAGTCGCCGGCAGCCACCGGCGTGTACCCGGCCCGCTCGGCGGCGAGCATCATCGCGGCCAGCTCGGCCATGAGCCGCCGATTCTGTGTCTGCGCCTTGCCCTTGCGGCCAGGGTTGGGGTGCACCGCCAACACAGCCCACCGGTGGCCACGAAACCGCAGCCGCACCTGCGTGACGGTGCGGGCGTGCGCATAGCCGCCAACGTCACGGGTCAGGGTGCGCACCTCGGCGTGGTCCACGCGGATACCCCACAGGGTGTACGCCGCCGTGTCGCGGGCGTGCCGGCCCGCGCCGGCGGGTGCGCCGTGGCGTCGGTAGCCGGGCAGCCGCCCAACCCACCACGCCTCGGTGAGCACCAGCACCGGCGCGCCGGTGCGCAGCAGCCGCAGCCGGTAGCGCACCCGCCGGCGGTTGGCGGCGTACGCGTTCGACACGATCACGTCCACGACGCACCCGCTTCCGCGTCGGCCACCAGCTGCAGCGCATCGGCCACGGCGTCACGCGCCAGCGCCAGCCGCGCGGTCAGCTCCACCTGCACGCCGGCGGGCAGCTCGGCGTCTAGAGCACACAGCGCGCGGGCGGCGTCCAGCTCGAGCAGCAGCTGCCGCAGCACCGTGGGCCGGGTCGGCGTCTCGGTCACGTTCACCACTCCCACCTAGTCGCTGCAGCGGGCTGCCGGCGGTGGTCGATCCCGGTGCCGTCACCCCGCTGCTGGTTGTGCAGCTGGCACGCCGCCCGCAGGTTGCACGGATCGTGCGGCCCCGACACCAGCGGGGCCGGCGGCTCGCCAGCAGCGTCGTACTGCCCATCGGCATCCACCGGCAGCTGACACCGGTAGCCGTCACGCATCAGCACCCACGCACGCAGCCGACGCCACGCAGACGTTGAGCCGTTGCGCCACCCACCCCACCGCGCCAACGGCACGATGTGATCCACGTGCGTGGCCGGCGCACCGCACAGCGCGCTCACCGCTCGGCCACCGGGCAGTAGTGGCACGGCGCGGCCGCGTGGATGCTGAAACGCACGGGGTGGCCGGCAGCGTCGGCGTACCCCGCTGCGCCGCCGGGGTACTCGGTAGCGACGACGTACGCCGTTCCGGCGTGGATCATGCCTCCGCACCACGCGCAGCGGTGCGCCTTGCGAGCAGTGACGGCGCTCATCGCTCACCACCACACTGCAGGCACGGCAGCCCGAGCGCAGCCCAGCGCGGGCAGTAGCGGCACGCCTGCGGCACAGAATCGGCCCGTGGAGCGTCGTACAGCCTCGGGGTGGTGGTCGGGGCCACCCGGCCACCCTCCTGCCGCCAGATCAAGCCCACGCGACGCCACCCGTAGGCGCGAGGCGCCACCGCTCGGCACGACTCGTCACCATCGGGCGCGACGCGACCCCCTACCCCCCCCTCCGGGGGGAGAGGGGCCACAGATCTGGCTGGGGCTACGACGGC